CACCGACACCCCCGGAGCCTTCCGGAGAATCCTATCCCGGACCGTGGCCTGAGATCCCTTCAAGAGGATATTTCCAGAAAGGTGATACTGGATCCGAAGTAGAAAAGCTGCAGAACTTCCTTCTCTGGATGGATGCTGACTGCCTGTCTACTTACGGAGCAGACGGAATCATAGGATATGAGACACTTACAGCTGTAAAGCTCGTTCAGGGAATGCTCGGCGTAAAGGTTGACGGCTTCTATGGTCCCAAGACCGAAGCAGCTGCCAAGGAATACAAAAAGTAATTACTGTTCTCCATAGGAATATCCCCCTCAAAAAGATTAAGCCTCTGAGCGTGACTGCTCGGAGGCTTTTTCTTTTGGGTGAATAACAATATCTATACTCGTGACGGTACGATTCAATAATTATATCAGTTTTGACCGAAATTTGACCGAAGAAAAATGAAAAACCGCTCAAAGCCTAATAAATGAGCGGTTTTCTTTGGTGGAGATGAGGAGAATCGAACTCCTTTGTGTATCTGCACCCATGCTCACTTTGTCCCTGAAACAATGGGTTTTTCAAAAATTAAGTGCTCGTCTGTTCTCCGCTCGCGGACTCATTTTGCCCGAGATTTTGACCGAAAGTAAGGTCAATTATAGACGCAGCTTTTCTCTGATCGCCGTCTACGAGATGTCCGTATGTCTCGAATGTGCTCATATTGATTGAATGCCCGCAGATGTCCTTTACCATCTGCTCCGGCATAACGTTCTTCATGAAACTTATGAAGGTATGCCTTAAACTGTAGACCGTTCCGGGAAGGTGTCTCTCCCTCTTCAGGATCTGCCAGTGGTTCCTCATGGTCGACTGATTGCCTACAGATCCGTCAGGCGAGCAGAAGATCCAATTAGTTCGGAGGTTATGGTTCAAGTTTCTCTGAATGGTATTCCGGATAATGGAGTTCGCGAGGTCTCCTAAAGGGATCATACGTCTTGCGTTCTCGTTCTTTCCTTCAGTGATCTGCCCTCTGGCATTAACAGCTCTTTTGATAACGACAATGTTATCTTTTATATCGTCAACCTGAAGGCCGAGAGCTTCGCCCGGACGCATTCCTGTCAGAAGCAGGAAACAGAAGAGCGGGTGGTACCAGAGAGAAGATGGCTGCAAGAGATTCCTGGCATCGTTTTTCTGCAGGATCTCTTTTTCTTTCTTACTGTGACCTTGCGGAATGTATAAGGATCCACGTAGCAGCTCGCACTGATAGTCCTGGTACCCGAACTTGATGATTGACATAATGATTGCGCGGAGTGTTTTGAGAGACTTCTCTGAAAGTGCCTTATTTCGCCCTGTGGCTTCGTTTATGACGGTCTGCCAGTCTGTGCGGGTCATTTTACATATTTTCTTTGAACCGCACACAGGGACGATATAGAGCCTTATATAGCGCTCGTATTGTTCGTAGGCAGGAGATTGAGCGCCTTTCCTCATTATAACATCTTCAAGGTATTGTTTAGAGACCGTTAAAACGGTCTTTTCGCCTGAAGCTTCGCCATAGTACCATTTATCGTACTTTTGTATGACTTCTCTGCGGCCTTTGGCGCCGGGAGTCTTAGAAGAGAAAGAATAAGTCTTGCCCTCTCTCATAACTCGGATGCGCCATCGTTCTCCGTCCCAGCGTGGAGTATTCATAATCAATCTCCTTGATTAGCTCTCAGATAGTCCGCATAGCTTTTCAGCTTTGCTATACTCTCCGCGTTTAATCCATATGTAATAGGTTTTTCCTCGGTTTCAATAAGAACATCCATAAGTTCTCCGGGAGTGGTATGAAGTGCCAGAGCAAGATCAGGGAGCTTTTCTATAGATATATTGTTCTTTCCTTTTTCGATAGCGCTGATAGCAGCTCGTCCTGCAAAGCCTGACTTCTTAGCAAGTTCTTCTTGAGACATTTCCTCCGACTCGCGAAGCAGCCTAATGTGTTCTCCTAATCTTTTAAGTCTTTCTTCTTCCATATAGCACCTCCGCTTTCATTATAGCGGTTTATTACAAATGTGCAACAAAAACACGACACAAGTCAATTTACACTTGACAGGGTTACGAATGATTGATAAGGTTGAGTTGTCAAGCAATACTTGACAAGATGAAACGAGAAAACGAAAGGAGGAAATGGCATGATAGATTATGCCAAGCTCAAAGGCTTAATGGCTGAAAGAAGCCTCACGGTGGTCGAACTTGCTCATATTTTAGGCATTTCAAGACAGGCGGCTTCGGACAAGATCAACGGAAACTCAAAGATTACTTTGACAGATGCCCAAACAATCGCAAAGGCCTTAAACATGAATAAGGAAGAGCGCGACATGATTTTTTTTGGAAACAATGTCAAGTCAGAGGCGACAAAATGACTGCTTCAGGAGGTCTCTATCCGTCACTCGGCAGATATTTCCGCTCCATGACTGAGCTCGCTCACGCAGGCGTCATGTCTACTCGGAGGTTAAGGGATTGTTTAGACGGAAAGAAGGACTTCACCAGAGCCGAGAAGAAAGCCATCTCGTCAAATATAGCCATGAAGCTGATGGACCAGCCGAGCTTCGACTATCAGGAGCTGCAGGATGCGCACACAGCCTGGAAGGGAAAGTTTGATGAGATCTACAGAAGGAAAGGAAATGTTGAAGATGAACGAACTTAAGATTTTCAGTAATGAAGAATTTGGAGAGATTAGAACACTTGATATCAATGGTGATCCGTGGTTTGTGGGTAGAGATGTTGCTCAAAGACTTGGTTATTCAAATACAAGGGATGCTCTTGCTAATCATGTCGACGAGGAAGACAAGGGGGTAGCGAAATGCGACACCCTTGGAGGAGTTCAGGAGATGGCTATTATCAACGAGTCCGGTCTCTATTCTCTCGTTCTCTCGAGCAAGTTGGAGAGCGCAAGAAAGTTTAAGAGATGGATAACCTCGGAGGTTATTCCTCAGATCAGGAAGACCGGAGCCTATCATACTCCCAAGACTTACGCAGAAGCCCTCCGAGCACTCGCAGATGAAGCTGAGAAAGCAGAGGCATTAAAGAAGCAGAATCAACTGATGCAGCCCAAGGCAGAGTTCTTTGATGCAGTCACGGATTCAAAGACGGCCATTCCGATCGGAGACGTGGCCAAGATCCTCGATATAGGCATAGGCCGCAATAAGCTCTTTGAGTTCCTGAGAGAGAAGAACATCCTCACATCTGATACCAGACCATACCAGAGATATATCGACGCCGGATATTTCCGCGTCATCGAGCAGAAGTATGAGGTCAACGGCGAGGTAAGGATCAACATCAAGACCTTAGTCTTCCAGAAGGGAATTGACTGGATCAGGAAGCAGCTGGCGAAGGAAACCTCATGATATGAACGAAGACCGCATGACTAAGACCGTCAACGCCCTGCTCCTGTCAACAAGCATCCTGCTCTACTGCGGATTGACCCATTACGTAACGGACAGAGCTATCCCGGAAGAGACGGAACCGTCCTACTCGGATCAGTTCACACCCAAAGACTTTGGCGCAGCTCCTACAGAAGCGTGGTGGACTGAAGATACCAGGATCGAAATGTCGGAGGTTGAAGAGAAGTGGATCGCACCCGTCGTCACTTATAAGGAAATGGAGCTGACGAGCCTCGGGACATATTACATCACTGCATACTGTCCCTCCGAATGCGGCTACAACGGCCACAACTATCCGACAGGCTGGACGACTGCAAGCGGAGCGATCTGTCACAGAGCAAGTCACGAGTACCGGCTGACGGAACCCACGACATGCGCGATATCGAGATCAGTCCATTCGTTCGGAGACGAGTTCTACATTCCGGAGTTTGACAGGACCTTCGTGGCGGAAGACACGGGACCGGGCGTGAAGGGAAAGCACTTAGATCTCTTCTATGAAGATTATGAGGATGTCTACTACTTCCCGACCGGATATTACGAGGTATTTGCAGTCGAGTGGGTCGAGGTTACGGTACCAGTAACAGAAGACGAGTTTGACGCACTGAAAGAGATCGGTGCATTGGAATTTTTCACAGAAAGAAAGGAAAGAGAATATGAATCTACTTGAGATCATCTACTACTTAGGAGTTGGAGCAGTCTGCTTGATCGTCGGAATGGTCGTTGAAATGTTCATCGACAATAAAGCGATCGTGGACCTGCAGGAAGACAACAGAAAGCTCAGGCTCGAGAATGAGCAGCTGAGACAGGAAGCCAAGCACGAAGTCATCGAGATAGTTGATAACAGGACTGCAAACGGCGAGTTCAAGTTCGGAGGTTTCTGATATGAAAATGGTCAAGAATTTAGAAAAGCTTAAGCCGGGCGATCACTTCATACTTAAGGGCATTGAATGGGTATGCCTGGATCCGGACTACACGGAGTACGACGGCCAGAAGGGCATCTTTGCGATCATGGCCAAGCTTAATGGAAAGAGTATCAAGTTCTGCGACGATGAAGACAGAGACGACTGGAGCAACTACGCAAAGTCTCCTATCAGGACATATCTTGAAAAAGAGTACGGAGAACAGCTGAAAGATGTCACGCTCGTTCATAAGTGTGACTTGAGAACGGACAACGGAGATGAGATGTACCCGCCTGTCTATGATAAGGTCTTCATTCTCTCCATTTTTGAGTATTTCCAATACGTTAACTACATTCCCAGATATGACGACTGGCACCGTTTGCGTTCGGCGTACCGAGGCTACTCTGGCTATACGTGGTTTGTGTACACCTCAGGCTGCGTCAACTACGGCGGCGCAATCTACGCGCTCCAGTGCGCTCCCGCTTGTGTC